TCTGGTAGGCATTTAGGTTCTGTAGCAAAAGAGCAAAGATAAAGTATTAATACATATTTCACTTAAACTGAAAAAATCCTATAATTCCAACTACAAGTGTCCCAATAGCTAAGATAACTCTAAGTCCACCCTTACCCATAGAAACATCTTGTCTTAACGACTTAATTTCTTTTCTCATATCTTCTATACTTTTAAGAATATTTTCCATTCGTTCAGCACAAAGTTTCTCATGTGACGAAAGTCTTACACCAGTAGCGACTTCGCTATACTCTTTTGGTGTAATCTTTTTTCTAGGCATTATTCTTCAACTAAATCCCAAGTTTGATTTGTTTCATTCCAATTATAAATTTGACCATCTGTAGGTTTAGCAACTGGTGCTTCCCATAGACAAGTTGTTTCGTTTAATGTCCAAGATGGATAAGGTTGTTCAGAATAAAAAGCATCTTTTTGAGCATCATAAATATTTCCAATACCTGCAAAGTTTTTTCTTAAAGGTGTACCACCTAACAAATGAATACCACCTCTAGTATTATATGAAGTTTGTACCCATTCACCTGCTTCATTATCAATGTAGTTATCTACAAATTCTTGTTCAGCTACTAATACTTTAGTAACTATTCCATCTTTAACTTTTGCAAAATGTGCCATAATATTTTCCTATAGTTGATACCTTAAAATTACTATTCCAGAGCCACCAGCACCTGCATTGTGAACAGAGATACCCATACCTCCTCCACCGCCACCAGTATTTGCTCCACCAGAACCACCAAGAGCATTTGTTTCAGATGCAACACCATTCCCTCCAGTATTAAGAGCAGAACCTCCTCCAGTTCCAGCAGTACCATTATCATAATTAGCACCACCGCCTCCTCCGCCGAGACCACCATTTCCAGAAGTTGAACCACTACCTTGTGACCCGCCTCCTCCTCCACCTGACCAGTAAAGGTTAGTTCCATTTATTGAAGATTGTAAACCATTTCCACCATTTCCAGATGTAGAACCACTATCGCTAAAACCAGCTTGACCAGCACCACCACCCCCAGAACAGTTATAAGGAACGTTTGTAGTATCTTGTGTTGTTCCACCAGCATTTCCTTGACCAGCAGTTCCAGCACCACCTTGTGCATTAGCAATATTAGAAAAACCACCACCGCCACCAGAACCTCCAGAAGCTCCATCGTAATTACCAGAACCTCCATCATAAGCACCACCGCCACCGCCTCCATTAGCAGTAGCAATCGTTCCAAAAATAGTATTATCACCAGAACCTCCTCTTATGCCATTGCCATTGGTTGCACCAGCACCACCACTTCCTATTGTAATAGTGTGGTTAGTATTAGATAAGCTAGAAGTTCCAGTTAATAATCCACCAGCACCACCGCCACCAGCACCACCGCCACCGCCACCTCCTGCGACTACAAGATAATCTGCTGATAAATTAGGAATAGTGTTTGTAAATGTTCCAGATGATGTAAATGTATGAATACGATAACCACCAGAATTTGATATTGTTCCTCCACTTGGTAAAGCAAAAACAGTTTTATTTGAAGAATTAGAACTTTTTAAATCAGAGTTTTGAACTGAAATTGAAATAACTGTACTAACTGATTGATTGTAAATTGCACTAGGAACAGCAACTGTAGCAGTTGTATCATTAGTAGGTGTAACAGTTACAGTAGATGCTGAACCACCACTAGGTGTAAATGATACTACTAAATTAGAACCTAAAAAACCTGTTCCACTTAATGTTAAATTTCCTGCTTGTGCATTAATTATAGTACCAGAAATACTATCTAATGTTGGTATAACTCTAACAACTTTAACAAAATCACTATCTGTAGCTGAATATATTTTTAATACTTCATTTCCAGTATCATACCACAAATCGCCTTCACTTGGACTAGATGGTGCTGAAGCTGATTTTACAACTTTAGCATCATTACCAAGTTTAGCATTTGTAATAGAACCATCAGCTAGTCTAGCTACAGGTAATGTACCAGTAGTTAATGAACTAGCATCATCTGATGCAGGAACATTATCTAATGCAGTAGATTTTACATCTCCATTTGCATCTAATAAATCAGATATATTTCTTGTCTTTGTCATTAATTAGTTTCCTCTTGTGTTGTAGTTTCTGTACCCCAAGGAATTACCTCTTGCGTATCATTATTAGTATTAAAATTATTAAGTTGTGTTTCTAATTGATTTTCAATGTCTGATTTATCAACTTCATTCCATACCCAATTTAAAACATTGCTTTCTTGTAATTGATTAAAAGGAATAAAATCAGCACTTGTTGGGTCAACAACAAATTCTAAAACACCTTCTCTTGAAGCTGTTAAATTTTCGTTGTTTACAGTTTTATTAGCGTAACAAATCCATTCAGCAAAAATAACTGCACCATCATTTGTGTTTGATTTTAAATGTGTAATTTTCCAATTTTTAGTTATCATAATTTATTCTCCATTAATGCAATCTCAATAAACTTGCTCTCCAAGTTCTAAATGTGCTTGTTGGTGAAGCAAATGTTAAAGTACCTGATGAATGAGATAAAGTTCCACCACCAGAATTTTGTATTGTGGCAAAACTATATCCAGCATTTGTTCTTGTTAAAAAATATAAACCTTTATTTTGAACAGAACTATCGTTTGATGTTCCTATGATTGTAAATAACCAAGTTGAATATGTAGCATCAAGAACTAAATTTGTTAATGTTTCAGGAGATGTTTGATATGTACTCCATGCTTGAGTATTTTTTGCTACTCTACCTGAAGCGTATATAGTACCAGTAACATCTAATGTTGCACTTGGTGCATTGTTACCAATACCAACTCTTTGAAGTGTTGGTGAATAGTGAAATCCATTTCCAGAACCATCATTTAAACAAATAGTATCTGAAGCATCTATATAATGAATATATCCTTTGTATGTTCCTGCTTGTTGAAATGCAAGGTTTGGATTTCCTGTGGCTAAAGCATCTATTATAATACTACCATTAGAAACACCAGGTGCTTCATTAACTCTTACAACACCATTAACTTCAAGAGGTGTAGTTGGTGCTGAAGTTCCGATACCAACATTCTGACTACTATTAATTGTAATCGCTGTTGCTGTTCCATTGTCATCTATGCTTGGTGAACCTGCGACAGCAAAAGTATTATCACCTCTTAAAAATGTTGTAGCATCTTTAGTTCCTGAAGTTCCAAGTCTATCAATAGAAACTGTACCTGAAGTTAAATTGTCTGCGTTAAGATTAGCTAAATCTACTGTTCCAAATTCTAAAGCTGTTGCACCAGAATTAACTTGTAATACTTGACCTGCTGAACCCAATGCAGGAACATCATTAGCATCTGTAATACTAAAATTAGATAAACTAAAAGTACCGAAAGCAACTATTTCTAAAATATCATTTACTGAAGCACCTGTAGTTAAAACTATAGAAGTACCTGAAGTTGCTGTGAAATCTGAACTATTTACAAGACGAATACCATTTAGGTAGACATCTAAAAATGGTGGGTCAAAAGCAAGTGTATTTGTATTATCATCAGCACCAGTAAAAGTTGTTTGACTTGCTGTTGCTGTGTACTTAAATCTGTTTGCTGTGCCATTAACTGCTGAACCTGCGTTTATCCAACCACCACTTGAGTAGACTTTCATGGTGTCTGAAGCTGTATCAAAATATAAATCCCCTAAATCTAAAGCTGAACCATCTGGGTCTAAAGTCGGTGCAGTTGCACTAGCACCTAAATATGTATTTGCGAAACTGTTTACTGAAGATAAATTGTTAGCAACTGTTTGAATATTATTAGCACCTAATAAATCAGCACCTACTGCATCTACATTAGCTATTGAACCTGCAACTGTTTCTATTTCTGAAGTGACTTCATTTAAGTCATTAGCTACAGTTTGTAATTCTGCAATTTTATCTTGAACATCTTGAATATCAGTAGAAATATTTGCTACTGCTGTGATGTCAGTTCTAATAGTATTTAAGTTTGAAATTTCTGTATTTAATCCTGCAACTGTTTGTACTTCACTACTGATTGCATTTACTCCTGAAATATCTGTTCTGATATTATTTAAGTTTGTAATTTCAGTATTTAATGCACCTAAAGTAGTTAGTTCAGAACTTAAATTACCTAATGTGTTAATATTGTTTGTTGGACTAATCTGACCTGCAACTAAATTAATATTTGTAGAATTTGTATCTACGTTAGTAATATTATTTCTAATTCCATAGATTGCTGAAAGTTCAGTATCAAGAGTTGCTAAAGTAGAAATATTATTGGTAGGTGAAATTTGTCCTGCAACTAAATTTACATTTGGAGAATTGGTATCAACATTTGTAATGTTAGTTCTAATATTATAAATAGCTGAAAGTTCTGTGTCTAATCCTGCAAGTGTAGAAATATTATTTGTTGGAGATATTTGACCTGCAACAGTAGAAATGTCTGCGTTGTTGTTTGCAACATTTGTAATCTGTGAATTAATTCCTGCTAATGTGGAAATATTATTAGTAGGACTGATTTGACCAGAAACAGTATTAATATTTGTTTCGTTGTTTGCTACATCAGTAACATCAGAAGCTATATTGGCTACATCTGTAACGTCAGATGCTATTCCTGAAACTGTTGTGATGTTAGGTAAGTTTGTAGATATGAATTGTTTGTTTACTGCATCAGTATTATTTACTGGGTCTGCAACATTAATAATTCTTTTATTATTTGCATCATAAACATCTGCTGTTGTAAGACCAAGATTGTTTGATTGGTCATCTGTAATTTCTTGAACAGCATAAAAATTTTGATTAGCTGACATATCCAACTCAGCTTCAGTTAATACTGAACCATCTTGGAAGTCTACTAGTCTACTATCTACAGGTGTTTGTCTTTCAATTCTAATAACTGAACTATTTGTTGGTGCAGTATTAAATGTTACTGTTGAAGATGAAATTGTAAATGCTGAAGTTTCTACGCCATCTAAAAAACATTTGACATGTGTACTATCTATATAGCTAAAACTTATAGAATACTGGGTAGTGCTTCCATTACCAGTGTATGTATTAAATGCGTATTGTGTCATAGTTTATTATTTTGAGAACTGATATAATCCGTCTAAATCAGCTTTGTTTATTGGTAATCCTATTTTTGTTTTTCGTTTAAAATTATCTCTTGCGTTAATTGAATTTTCTAATGTAAAATTACCAGTATCATCTTTGGTACTTTTAAAATTATTTCTTGTTCTAATAATTTCTTCCTCTACAGCAGTGTGATAACTTTTAATTATTTGTTTTAAATATCTTGCTTTAGTTCCTTCATCTTTATTATTATTATCAAGACTTATAGGGTCACTTAATCTGTTATAATAATCAGAATTAATTACATTTCGTAATCTCTCGTCTAAAGATAAACCACTAATTTTTACTTTACCTAGTAATTCCATTTGCTTGTTGTAAGCAGTTTGTCCATTACCACTTTTAAATAAAGTTAAATCAATGTCTCCTCTAAGAGTATCTCTCATCATAGGCATATTTACACCTAGTCTTAAAATTTCTGATGCTACTGGGTCTTCAATTTCTTCTGAAGTTGTGAAAGGATTAAATAAACCATTAAATAGTCTTGTACCTTCAGTACCACCCATTTTTAATTTATTACCTCTGAAATCGTATTTATCTTCTACTTCACCGACACCAGTTCTTTTCTTAACTTCATCTAGAATAGTTTTTGTATCTTTATAGAAAGGGTCATTAACTAATTTAGCAAATACATTTGGATAAAATGAACCTATTTTAGAATTTTTATAGTTCTTCCATTTAGATGTATCATCACTTGTCAATACTTCCATAAAGTCTGCAAGACCTTTTAAATAAGTTTTACTTACTAAGTTTCTTGAAAGTGCTGACCATGAAGCTGAACCAAAGTTAGATATTTTATCTCCTGCTGATAAGTAATCACTTGCATCACCACCTTGTTTAGCCATAAGAATAAGCATGTTTCCACCTACTCGTCTCATGTCATCTTCACTTAGTTTGTCATACTGTTCATTAAAATCTGCAATCATTCCAAAGAAAGCACCGAAAGGGTCAAACCTTCCAAATTGAACATATTTATGTTTTCCACTTTCTTCATCAAAATATCTAAACGCATAAGGCAATGCTCCAGTATTTTTCTTTAAGTTTCTTAAATCTTGTGATTGAGTAAAACCTTCTCCTGATAACTGACCTTGACTACCTGTGATAACACCTTCTCTATGTAGTATAGAACCTAAAGTTAAAAGAACTGTTCCTGTAGCCATTCCACCTCTAGCTTGTGCCATTCTTTCAGCACCATTTCTTCCTATAAAATCGTCTCTAAAATTTTTTCTTATAAAACCTAATGGTGTTCTGTCTACGACATTTAACATTAAGTTTGCAGGTGTTCTAATAAATGGGATAATCTGTTTTAATACTGGAAAATCATTTGCAAGGTCTTGAACTCTTTTAAATATTCCATCTAGTTCTTGTGTGTAAGTATTCTCATCAGCTTTTCTCATAGCTTCAGGATTTTTTGCTCTACCAAATTCATCAAAGCCATCATCAAAATAATCACTAACAAACTGGTCAAATTCTGAGATAGGTTTTCTTGTTTTTAAATCTGAAGCAACTATTTTAGTTCTGCTTTTACCTTCCTTAATAGCTTCTCTTACACCTTGTTTTTCTAATTCTGTTCTATAAGTAATTTGTCTAAAAAATTCATCTTCAGCATTTAGAAATCTTGTAGGTATTCTAGCAACTTTACCAATTTTATTTATTATCTTACCTGATGTACTATCATTATCTAATACTTCTCTAACTTGTCCAGTTTCAGGGTCAGTAATAGTTTTTCTTTTTTGGATTGCTTTTTCAGGAATATCTATTTTTCCTCTTTTACTTAAAATTGTATCTTCTTTAGCAAAAGCTAATTTCATATACTTAACTGAATCAGTTAAATGTCTTCTTAGACCTACGTATGTACTTAATGCTCTTTGACCTTCTGCTCTTAATTTAGCAACCTTTTCTGGGTTCTCTAATAAAGTAGAAGATAATCTACTACCAACCATTTTTTCAAGTGGTCTTATAAATACGTTAGTTAAGTTAGAAGTTAAGTTAATAATATGAGTTTTAGGATTTGATAAAAGTGCATTAATCCACACTTCGTTCAGTATGTCCCAAGTTTTGTTTTTAACTGCATAATTTAAAACTTTACTTATATTGCTGTCACCTGCTTTTGAAATTTGGTCTATTAATGTATCTACATCACCACCATAATTTTCTATATCTTTTAATGCTGTATCTAAATCTTGTACGATAGGATTTTTAGCAGTTTTTCCTGATAACCTTAACGATTGACCTGAACTTGTTCCTATAGATAACTTTTGTAGATTTATAGCTTTCCATTTTGGAAAAAAACTTTTAAGAAAATATTCTCTAATTTTTGGTTCTGTTTTACCTGCTCTTGCAAGTCTTTTAACACCATGTGCTAAAGTTTCTATATAGCTATTCATAGCCATTATCTTGTGTGGTGCTGTACGCATCACTTGTTCTAATTCTTTAATATCTATTTCTAATTTATTTGGGTTGCTTCCATAAATTTTTCTAGCAGTTTTTTCTACTATATCATCACTTAATGTAATTTTCTTTTGTTTAATTAATTTTTCATAAGTCTTATTAAAACTATCTAAACTTAATAAACCTTCTTTATCTAAATTAAGAAACTGTCTTACATTAAAGTTTAAACTTAAATCTAAATTTTCAATATTACCATCAAACATTTCTTTGTTTGGTGAATTTTTCTGTGCTTTATTAAATTGTTTAACTACAGCATCATCTAAATCTTTCTCTAAACTTTTTAAAACAACAACACCTTCTTCTTCTGATAAAGGTTTATTTCTTGGTGCTATGTCTTCTTGTCTAACTTCTTCTAAATATTTTTGGTCTTCAGCTAATTGTTTTTTATCAATCGCTTTACCTTCTTGTGATTTTCTTAAATTCTTTATATATCTAAATGTTCTAATTGTAGCTTCAACACCACCACCTATAAGACCACCTTCTAAAGCATTTTTCATTCTTGCTTCATAGAAACCTTCGTCTTTACCTTCTGAACTTAAATAATCAAATATTGGATTTTCTAAGAATGGTGCATGTTCAGTTACCATATCTGCTAATCTTCCAGTTTCTTCATCAAATGCTGTGAAGTCTGCGATTGCTCCCTTACCAGTCATTTTAGCAAATTGACCAGTTTTTGATGCTTGAAAAAATGGAGATATAGCTTTAGTTGTGCCTGTTGCTACACCAACACCTTTTATTAGTCTTCCACCAGTGAACCAACCTGTTAAGAATTGTGATACACCTTTAGTTAGACCACCTTGCCATGTTTGTGCGTCACCTTGAAAGTCAGGTAATTGTACTGCATCTTTTACTCCTGCTTTACCAAATAATATATCTTCTCTTTTATTAGCTTTAAATTCAGCAAAATTCTCATAGCCCATAAGACCATTTTCTGCGTCTTTACCAAATACAAAGCCACCTAAATTAGTCGCTTCTCCTAAAGTGTCACCTAATCCTTCTACCAGTCCTATTGTTGACTGAACTCCGTCTCTGACACCGTCTGCAACACCTATAGCTACATCTTTAATAACACCTCTTTTTCTTTGAACTGCATGAAACTTAGGTTGTGCCATGTATTTGTTCATAACATCTTCAGAAGTTCCTTCAGGAAAGTCTAAATATTCACCATTAGGTGCTTGTTTTCTTATAGTTGTCATTGATTAGTTTCTCCTATGGATTTATTAAACATTTCCTTAGTTATTTTGTATTTGCTTCTAAAGTCTGCTGAATTTAATTCATCTAAATCTGTTCGTCTTTTTGCTATTTCTAAATCAGTAAAATTATACGTATTCTTTTTTAATACTATGTCTGACTTACTATTAGATGTGGCATTATCAAATGTAACTGTTCCACTATTAGTATTTCCATCTAAATTAATTAAATCATTTTCAGTTACTACTGTAGATGTACCATTATTTTGACCAAAATCTGTTCCACCCTTAGTTGTTTGCAAACTTTGTTGAACAGCTTTTTTCTCTTGTTCTAATCTTCTCATAACCCATGCACTAAAATCTTCTCGTCTTTGTGAATTTGTCATTCCTTTATCAAAATCTCCACTTGGAACTATAGCAGGATTACTTGCTAACCATTCTACTGCGTCAGCTTTAAATCTAACTTTTCTTGCAGGGTCTACATTAAGTTTAATTAGACTTTTTGATGCTGTGTCTCTAATGTCATCAATAAGTTGTATGACTTCTGCTTCGGCATATTTATAAGCATCAGAATTTAATAAACCGTCATTACCTGAAAGTTTAAAATCTTTAATTCTTTGCTTCATGTTATTGTAAAATGCTTGTTGCACTCTACCTTGATTTGTAACAAGAAAATCCATTGCTTCATCAAATTTTCCAGTAGTAATTAATTCATTCAATTCATCTTCAATATTAGGTTCTGTAAAAGAATTAAAACCTGCACTTCTTTCTTTATAAGTTGTTTTGATACTTTCTTTTTTATATGTTGAATAACTTTCCCAATTAGGGTCTTTTTCTTTAGCTTCATTTAAAGTTGTATATTTATCTGCTACATCAAGACCTTCTAGTCTTTCAGTTTGTCTTAATGCTAAAGTTCTTTCATTATTATCTTTTAATTCTGCTGTTGCTCTGTCTTGAAGTTTGTCTTTAATTTGAAATAAATCATCTTTAAGACCTTTAATATCTCCTAACTTACCTGTACCTAATTGTATGTGTTTAGGAAGTTCTTCTAATAATTTTTCAGCATATTCAAAATCACCTGTTTTATCTGCATAGTCTGTAAGTGTTTCTAATAAATATTTTTGTGCTGAACCATTACTTA